ACACCAACAACACCAGCAACTACTGATGTCCATACTGTCTTTGATTTCCACCAAGCTTTATCTGCTATGACTGCCATAATTGACTCCTTTTATTATTTATTTTTATTAGAATTGTAATATTGCGTAATCGTATCTAAGTGTTAAAGTTACATCAACTGGGTCTGTTGCGTTTGCCCAATCTAAATCACCAAATGTTGCGTTGGTAATCCATGTACCTTTAAGTGTCCACTCTTCAACCTTATCACCAACGGGTCCTAATACATTGATAGTTACATCCTTTTTATAAAAGTCTGTATAACCATCTCGTCCTGTTACTGATTCGTGAGATAAACGAACCCATTCCATAACTGCCTGTGCGGCAGATGGTACAACAGGATCATAAAGTGTAATTTCTAATTCTTCCCAAGAACCCTTACCTTTAACATATCGTTTTACGTTAATGTGGTCAAGTTCAATAGTTTCAAATGCAATTGTAGGTCTATTCGCCGTCTTAATAAGATAAGCGGGAATACCTTCAATATACATGATGTACCGGTTTTTAGTTTTCGGTTCAAACGGTGTGAACATTATTTCAGAAGGATCTAATAAGTCTGGCATCTTTAATCTCCAATATAAGTTTTTAATTCTTCAACTATAAATATCAAATTTCTAAAAAATCATCATATTCATTTTTCATAGTTTTTTAGAAGTTTTATTTCCATGTCATATATAAATATATCCAGCAACAAAAAACCCCTCAAAAAAGAGGGGTTTTTTATTTATTAATCTATGTGATTAAACTTACGCTGGGAAAGTTGCTCCCGTTGGAAGTACCACGAAGTCAAGTACAATAAACTCTGCGGTTCTTGTAGGTTGGATAAATATCTGACCAACAAGTTGATTTCTATCAATCACATCAGGTGTGTTATTGGAATCATCCATAACTACCTTAAATGCTGATAGACCACTATTAGATTGTACTGATTCTAAGAACGGATTCACAATGTTCAAGAAACGATTTCTTGTTGCTGCTGTGTTCTGTTCAAAGACTAAGTATCTACTTGACGAAGCGATAAACTTCTTCAGTTTAATTAACAATCTCCGTACATTAACCCTATCAAGTGCTGATGGACGACCTTGTAAGGTCTTTTGTCCCCAAACTACTACACCTTGACCTGGGAATGAAGCGATTGGATTAACTCGTGCTTCATAGAGTTCATCTCTTTCGTCATGAGTCAATCTTGTTTGTGCTTCAAGTACAGTTGTTAAACCACCACGATTTAAACCAGCTGGTGCGAACCATTCGTGTGCTACTTGGTCTGTAAATGCTATTACTCCAGGTAGTACAACTGATGGTGGGACCCAAACTGGTAATGCTGTATTCCTATCAACAATCTTTACCCAAGGATAATAGGTTGCTGCGTAGTTTGTATCAAGTGCGGCTACTGCTGCGGTAGCATCTGCTATGTTTCCACCGTGTTTACCACAATCAAATACATAGAATGCATCACCACGTTCTTCACACTTGGCTATTGCATGATTTGTAATCTTTGGATGTAAATCATGAATAATACCAGGTGTTATTAACATATTGATATCAAACTCATCAGGATTACTTACTGCGTTAATTGCTTTCTTGTAAGCTACTGCTCCAGTTGCGGTTGCACTTGAAATGTCAAACCCTTGTGTGTTTGCTGCTGAAATACTTGCTCCTGTCAATTTCGGATTTGCTGGGTTATCCCCATCGAATCCACCTTGAAATGGAACAATAAACTTCCGTTGTTTCAAGTGTGATGTAGTCAATGAAATAGACGTCGACGCCCCTGCATAATCAGTTCCTTCTGTTGTACCCAAAACTGATGCATCATCATGTCCATTCATATTTTCCAAACTCATACTTGTATTTGTTCCACCTGTAAATGCATTGGTAGGACATAAATACTGTTCTGCATCTGCATTTCCATAATCATGACCATAAAGTACATTACTATCAAACTCACCTTGTGCGTTTGATTGAGTTACTTTAAATGTCCATGCTGGCATATTAGCATCATTTAACGGTGCTTGAATTGACGCGTGTCCCATTGGAACTAATACCTTTGGAATTGAACCATCAGAAATAGCAGCGAAATCGGAAAGATAAATATATTTAGATCTATTATTCCAATCACCATTATAAGTGAGTTTTCCAGTAGCAGCAATACTTACATACCTATCTCCAACCCTACGAGCGAAGAAATTCGTACTCTTAGGATCAAAATTAAGTCCATCAAATTGTTCTACAATATTATCTGTTGTTAATCCATTATCATCCATACCAGTTTGTCTTACTTGAAGTGTAAATTGTCCATAATCACTACCTGCAATTGTTCCTGCTCTCTTTACATTCAAAATAGCAATTTTATATTTATTATTTACATTACTACCGTGTGAACGTGTATTAACCTTAAAAAGATTATACCTTGCATTATTAATCAACTGTGATTGAATATATGGAGTTGATGCATTTGCATAACTAACATCAGTAAAATTACCTATACCTCCAACTGAAATTGAACCAGTATGGTCTGCTGAAGTTCCTGTGCCCCATCCATATGAACTCTGATGATACTTAAAGTTCTTATACAAGTATACGGATACAGTTGAAGTTCCTGATTTCTGTACTAACGGATCCGAACTGATTACTTGATCAATATAATCTGCACTTGAAGTGTTAAATGATATTGTATAATTAGCTCCAGATGTACCAGAACCACTAACAGTTAATGTTTGTGAAGTATATGCAGATTCAGGTGAAGCGAGTGAGCAAGACATTAAATTAGCTGTTCCGTTTGAACCACCTCTCGATGGTGCCAATACTGCTACAGTTCTAGTAATTGATGCCACCGAACTTGAAAGACCAAGTGCGACAAAATCTGGTGTGTATCCACCTGTATTAAGAACACGAACAATCGTAACTGTTCCTGCACTCTTTAAATATTGTTCTACCGCGTACGGCGTGTAATATCGAGAATCCGTAGATCCAAACATTTCTTCAAACTCTGAGAAATTACTAACTGCTGTTGGAACAAATGCGGGACCCTTAACTGTTGGCCCAACTATACATGCTCCAATGGCTGCAATTCCTGCAGGTAGAAATGATAAATCCCGTTCACGAGTAAATACACCCGGACTTACGATTCTTTCTCCCATTGTTTTTCTCCTATTATATGTTAAAGAATTAGTCTAAATAACTAAATTATATTTGTGTAATTATTTCAACTATAAATATAAAGTAACTTTCTCAAACGATATGTTTGAGGGAGACTATTTTAAACAGTTTCTGATGCTTCTGTTACTTGGGTAGTTGTTGGTGCTGGTGTAAAAACTCCCGTTGCGGGGTCTAAATTACCAGGACCATACTTTTCATTCAACGATTTAACAATATCTTGTTCCTTCTTTTGTAACTCAGAATAATCACTTTCCATCTGAATTTCAGTTGCATCAAGTGAATCTAATTGTTGTTGAACCAAAAGTTTCTGTACCTTTAATTGTCCAAATTGAGCTGATTTTTCAGAATAACCATCTTGTAACTCACGTAGTGATTGTAATTCTTCATCACTAAATTTAGTTTCTGATGGGGTTGTCTTTTCTTGTACCTTTTTAGCTAAATTGGATTCTTCTTTGACAGCCATAACTTTTTCTCCTTATTATTGTTTATAACTAACTATACTATAAGTATCAAGTAAATTACTCTAATTCACTTTTTTCTTTAAATTTTCTACTTCTTGTTTTAATTCTTTTATGGATTCTACTAATAATGGAATTAATCGTTTGTAATCAACTCCTAAATAACCACTTTTTCTCTTTACTACTACTTCTGGTAAAACTTTTTCTACCTCTTGTGCTATAACTCCAACATCGTGTCCTCTTTCTCGTGCCCAACCAGGTGATTTATCATTCCAATCAAACTCTACACCCCGAATGTCACCTATCTTATCCAATGAACCTTTAATAACTTGTATATTGTCTTTAAGTCTTATATCAGATGAATTATATGCTACAACATCACCATCTGCTAATACATCTTCACCAATATGTGCATCTTTAGCAATAACTAAATGACCAAACGAACCTGTTGAAGGTGCTGAACCACTTACATTACCTGTATGAACTGTTGCTCCAACATCTGAACTTAAATATATATCTGTTATACCAGCATCACCAATAACTGCTGTATTTGAACCTTTACCAGTTAATTGAGAACCAATTACAATTTCATTTACAGAATTATCAGCACTTGCCTTTGTTGTGTGTCCTAAAAATACACCATAACTAGCAGTAACTAAATTTCCAGCTGCATGAGACTTTCCAGCATTCCAACCAACTGCAGTCATATTGTAACCATTACCACCGTCTCCAATATATCGTAAAGCTTCAGAACCGAGAGCGACATTTCTATTGCGAGTCTTGGTGTTGGCAAGAGCATAATCTCCAATTGCCAAATTATCTTCACCAGTCGTATTATTATCAAGTGACATATATCCGATAGCAATATTGAGATCACCGGATATATTTTCATCAAGAGCACCATATCCTATTGCTATATTATTATCGCCTGCTTGACTGTAGCCACCCATAGCACCATAACCCATAGCAATATTATTATCACCTGTATTAAATTCTAAAACATTATATCCAATCGCTACATTATTCCCACCTGTACTTTGTTTTAATGTTTCAAAACCAACCGCAACATTATAATTTCCCGTAACATTATCCGTCATGGAATCATTACCGATAGCTATATTCTTTTGTCCAGTTGTAGTGCCATCTAAAACATTTTTACCAATTCCAATATTTTGATTATCAGAACCATCATCTGCAACACCAGCATTTTCACCAATATAAATAGAACTACCAGTTGTGAATAATGGTGGTAAATCTTTACCATCTTGCATTAAGTGACCAAACGAACCAGTTGAAGATGCAGAGCCGCTTATTTTATTTGGAAGTAAGGTTAATAAATCTGTATTTTGTGGTTTAAAATAAATGTACCCACCATTGCCACCAAAAGTTCCAGTATTAGTTGTTTTTATGGTAAAATCATAATTACTACCATTACTAGTTGATTGATTTAGTGATTGTGGGCTAACAAATAAGCCTATTGAAGCAGCAGAGTTATATACTCTAAATTGATCTTCTCCAGTATGAAAATCTGCAGTATAACTTGGACTATCTGTAGAGACTCCAACCCTGCCACCATTTGTAATTATAAATGGTATACCACCATTATATCTTTCTGTTTTAAGAAAATATCTTGTATTTGAATTTCCACCATCTGTGGTGTTATTGATTAAAATACCTTCAGCAGTAGCAGTTGAATTTACAACTTTTAATGCTGGGCTATCACCAGTTTCTAAAATTTCTAATGAACCTTGAACCTTATCTGCTACAACCAATGAACCAAACGAACCTGTTGAAGGTGCTGAGCCGGAGATGTCACCGATGACTTCAAGAGCTGCTCCCGGATTGGTCGTTCCGATTCCTACATTGCCAGCAGATGTTATTCTCATATATTCAGTATCAGT